ATGCCTTTAACTCATACCGCTATCAATAAGCTACAGCCCAGTAGCACCTCGATTGATACAAAGCGACCAGATAAGCACAGTGATGGTAACGGACTGCAGTTATGGGTTCGTTATACTGGCGTTAAATCATGGATCAGTGCCTACCGCTGGCAAGGTAAGCAGCAAACTCTTACTATTGGCACCTATCCAGTAATGAGCCTTCAAAATGCTCGCCAGCGCAATATTGAGATTAAACGCTTAATAGCGGATGGTGTGAACCCTAAAGACCATAAGAAAGAGCAGCAGGCTAACCAAGACGGCAAGAAGATATTTGATACAGTCGCCCAAGACTGGTATGCCGAACGTAAAACCTACCTAGCAGAAAGCACCTTCTCTCGTAATTATTCTGCATACATGCGTGATGTTAAGCCTTCTATTGGCCACAAAAATATAGATGATATAACTGCGCCTGATGTCTTAGCTATTGGTAAGGCAGTGGAAGCACGGGGCGCTGGCGAAATGGCGAAGCGTACCATTAGAGAAGTGGGTCAAATATTTAAACATGCTATACGTAACGGACTTGCAATGCATAACCCCGCTACAGACCTTGCAGAAGCTATCAAACCGCGTAAAACTGTACACCATAGCCGTGTAACCTCTCAACAGCTACCTAAGCTACTTCAAGATATTAACGGCTATGAGGGTGATTTACTGGTCAAGTTGGGCTTATGGTTTATGTGCTATACGTTTGTCCGTACCAGTGAACTACGTTTTATGGAGTGGTCAGAGATTGACTATAAACACGGTCTATGGCGCATACCTGCTGAGAAAATGAAAGCAAGGCGTTTGCACATTGTGCCATTGGCCCCACAAGCCATGGCAATATTAGAACAGATCAAAGAGCTAGGTTTTTCAGATCAATACGTTTTCTTTAATACCTCAACACGTAAGCCGTACAGCCAAAACGCTTTCATTACTGCCTTATGGCGGATGGGGTATAAAGGACGAATGACCGGTCATGGTTTCCGCGGTCTGGCCAGCACGACCTTGCATGAAAAAGAATTTATGCACGAAGCTATAGAGCTGCAATTAGCCCATGACAGAGAAAACAAAATTAGCGCGGCCTATAACGGTGCTCAGCATCTACCATACAGAATTGACATGATGCGCCAATGGGCAAACTTCATTGATGATGCCTACGCTGGCAAGTTAGATAACGTCATTCATGCTAGTTTCAAACAACAAACACAAAAGCATGGTTAGTATCATGCTGCACCGACTATGATATAAAAATAATAACTAACGAGGGCAGAGCAATGACACACGTTGTACCAAGCCGCGAAAAGGTTAAAAAAGCTGGCAAAGTTTTAATTAAAGAAGATGCCACTACCGATGAATTTAACGATGCTATGGCGGTGTTGTCGCAGTGGCGTGCCTTGCATAGCTATACTATCAACACCTTTCAAGCAATGTTGCGCGGTAAGGTTAAGCAACTAGGCTTTAAGTCGCCCATCATCGCGCAGCGTCTAAAGCGCACGCCTTCAATCATCCGTAAGCTCAACCGCTTTCCAACTATGAGTTTGTCACGTATGCAGGACATCGGCGGCATACGCATTGTGTTGCCTACCGTTAATGATGTTTATCGATTGCATAACGATATTATTAAAACCAAAGCGCGCTTCGACCATGAGCCGCTACTACCTGCAGATGACTACATTGAAAGGCCAAAAGATGACGGTTATAGAAGTTTGCATCAAGTCTTCAAATATAAAAGCACCATAGCACCCGAACTGAATGGTCTATTTATTGAGCTGCAGATCCGAACTAAGCTACAACATTCATGGGCAACAGCGGTTGAAACGCTAGGACTGGTAGAGAAGTCGTCATTCAAAACAGGCGAAGGCGCAGAGGAGTTTAAACGCTTCTTTAAATTGGCTAGTGTATTGTTTGCCCACCATGAGAAAAAGCCCGTAATTGATGTGTTTAGCAAAGACGAGCCTAGCACCTGGGTTGCTGAGCTGATTGCATTAGAGAGAGAACTACAGATATATGCCAAGTTAACAGGCTTAATCATCACTGCTAAACATATTGATAATGTGAGTGATAAAACTGATGAATATCACGTCATGGAGTTAAATACTAGCGGTGACCACCCAGCGGTTAGCCTTGTCGCTTTTACTAAAGCACAGTTAGAGATTGCCGAAGATTTCTATAAAATGCGTGAGATTGCAACGCAAGACAAGCCAAATATAGAAGTGGTGCTAATAGCGGCAGGTAACCTCAAGGACATTAAAAAGGCTTATCCAAACTACTTTTTAGATACTCAAGAGTTTATTAAAAACTTAAAGAGCATCTGCCAAAAGCTGGGCTGATGCTCAGCTAAACACTTTGCAAGGCTAGGGGTTGCTCCCGAACGACAGATATTCACACCCTTAAACTGTCACTGCCTTGCTCCTATTTCAATCAAAGGGTGTAGGGGTGTGGAACATGGGACTATTGGCTAAATCTATACAGCAAGATAAGAAAAATTTTATAAAGCTATCTGAAGCTATAGCTATTATTGCTAATATTACTAATGATAGTGAAGAAGATGTAGTGCGGTTTTTTCATTGTACTTCCACGCCAATTTATGCGGAATGGCTTGAAGGAATCAACTTATTCCATGACAACGGTTATGGCGGATATTACCCAGATGGTGAATTTTTAATAGCATTAGATTATGATTGTAATAATATTAAAGATTACCATGGCTTGCGCGAAAATGAGTATTTCAGCAGCTCTTATGTGGAAAAAGATAAGTTCTTTAGTGAGGATTTAATTGACATTCTAGGCGTGAGCTTTGATATAGAAAACTTTGACTTATCAGAAGCAAAGCCCAGTTTTGAAAATAAAGAAATAGAAGACATTACTAATAAAAAGATGGAAGATAGGCGTAGAAAATATATTGCTGTAAATGATTTTGTAAACAGTTTGAGCAAAGGTAGTGACTTTAAAAAAGGTGGAAGCTTTGGAGCAGGAAATCCATTAAGGGTTGCCATTGAGGGGATACTTGAGAGTATCCCGCTAAATGATATTGGTTTATATAAACTAGAAGGGACAGTGTATTCATTAGTTTCTCAATCGGATAAATACAAGAATCCTACCAAGATATTACGGGCTTTTTACGGTGTTCTTGATAATGATCAAACAGGTACAGTAACATCAGATAGGGAGCCATTCAAAGGCTTTTACTTTAAGTATTCAGATGTGGGCTATCTGATTGGTTCGGACTCTAAAGCTATTGAAATAGAAGACACCGAAATACGTACTAATGAAGATGTGAGTACTAACCAGCTAAAATATGACGATGAAGTTAGTGATCAAACCATTGAAAAACTTAAAAAGATGACTGCAGATTATGAAGATCTTAGGTTGAAGTATGAAGAGCTTGAAAGGCAGAACAAAGGTCTTTTTGATAAGATTGAGCAGCACAAACAAGATAATAGTGAGGAGCTAAGACAGCATTGGGAAGCTGAAAGCATAAAACATAAATCTAAAATAGAAGAGCTTGAGACCGTAATAAAAGGGTTTAGTGATATCGAGACATTAAGTCAGGATGGCGATTGGCAACTATACAATTGGAAGTCAATGGATGAAAATCAATATCCGCCTGAATTACATTTAGTGATCGAAGTTTGGAAAAGGTATTACAAAGCTAGTGATACAGAAGATATTACACGATTTAATACTCGTAAGTTTGATCGAATAACTGGAGAGTTAAATTTAAAGGATGGTAAGTTAAGAAGCAGAATTAGATCAATATTAACTCCTTTAAATAGTAAAAAGACCTCGACTGACCTTATTGCTACTTTAAGAGATGTTGATATCCTTTATAACGATAAAATGATTGATTAAACAAGGTGGCACCTTAAGCCGCCACCCTAAAGTATGCTATAGGATTTAGATGCACCCAAACTTGGGATCTGTTTAGATGTACTCAAGTTTGAGTACATCTATTTAATTATCTTCAGGGTTGAGGGTATAAGGTGGCACCTTAAGCTGCCACCCTAAAGTATGCTACAGGATTTAGATGTTCCCAAATCTGGGGGCATCTATCCCTTGCAGCATGAAGCCTTATATCTTGACCATATTTCAAGTGCGACCAAGATTATTATCGCAATACCTGTCGTTACAAACCCAAAAGAAAGGTGAGCTTAAATGCTCGCCTTTTTTATTGTCAAAAATTCAACTCATACAAAAACAGCATCCTATTTGGGATGAATTGGCGTACTAATTAGGGTGCCACCCTACGCCAACGGTATTACTTTAAGCCGCCACTATTGCCTACCACTATACCTCTAGTATTAGCATAAACATGTAAGCCGCCACACCACGTTGCGGCACGTAACCCACCGATACGGAGTTATAAACATGACTATCACAGACACGCCGGTTATCCCTTTCACTTCTTATGGTGAAGATAGCACTGAACAAGAGCCACGTAAAAGCATTATTAACCATTTACCTCCTCAGGGAATGAGCCGAGCAAGCCAGCTGTTACCATTTGTGCCTTTCAGTAAAACTACGCTGTTCGAGTGGTCGAAAGATGGACGTTTTCCAGCGCCTGTTAAGTTATCGCCCACTATGACTGCTTGGCGTAATAGTGAAGTGATTGCATGGCTCGAAGGTCAATCGATAGAAACAGCAGGAGCATAGCGATGATTACTCCACAGCAGACATTAACAGCAACACAAACAGACACTATCAAAGCACACCTTATTACCGGTGCAACCATATCAAAATTGGAGTCTTATGAACGCTACCAAATAATGTGCCTTGCGCAGCGCGTACATGACCTGCGAAAAGCTGGCATGGAAATACAAAGTAAGTCAACTGTCAAGAATGGCAAACGATTTAACCTTTATTGGTTAGAAGAAAAAGAGCGTGCCCGGTACGTGAGCGGTAAGGTTGTTACGCCTACCGATGTTCGCGGAACGGGCGATGCTGGGTGGCTGTTAAACGATGACATTGACATTCCATTAAGTACCTTTAATTTGGAGGACGTAAGAAATGACCAATAACAACAAAACCAACCTAAAACCCCTTAAGGGTGTGAATTCGAGCGTAAATCACACGAATTCGAGTGTAAATGTGTGGAATTCGAGCGTAAATGATACGAATTCGAGTTTTATTAGCGGCAATATAAATATGTTACCTAAATTAGGGATTTTTGCTAAATATCTGCCAATAACGACGCATAAAAAAACTGATGTAACACCGGTTATTACCCACTTATTTAATTTTAGAGATTGTAAAAAACAATGCTTTACAAGTCATGATAACAAGCGTTACTATAGCCCTACTACTAAATTACTAGCGGTTAAGCCAAACCGTCATTCCTTGGCTATTTTTGTGCCTAAAATCTGCCTGACTAACTACCAGCGATTTACCAACGGCATAAATAAGAATACGTCTGCATTGCAGGCACGTCATAAATATAGCACTGTCGAAAGTGCGAACATCTATGACGGGTTGATAGAGCCTAATACAAGACCCTTCTGGGGGAATAAGCTCAACCGTCTAGTAACGGTAGTTAAGACCCGTCGCCCTTTTTTTATGGGTGACTACAAACTAACTAAATTACTAGGGACTATCCAACATGGGTAATTCAAACACCACTGTTTCAAACAAAACCTCTAAAAGCAACGCTGCTCCTAAATCTATTGCTTCAACAGCCAGTCAAATAACCTTTGATGCTGGTGATATTGTGTTGTGCCCGTCCGTAGGTAATGAACTTTACAGACTATTCAATGATGAAGAGAATGGCTCTCTATGCTTCATTACTAACAGCAAAACTTACCATTATAGATCTGATGGCAAAGTCAGCCGTGACGACAATACCCCTTCTTTGTTTCATAACACCCAAGCAAATCGCCAAGCGATAGAAACGCTATACCACGGCGCTCCGCTACAAAAAACTACCCCCAAAACTAATGACATCACCATGCCAGTCGAAACGCTGAAAAGCATCGCTAGTGAAATGGATGGTGCAAGCCAAGCCTTACATGATATAGGCCTACTGTTAAATATGATTTATCGAGAGAAGATAAATCCTCGTCAAGCCATTGCGCTGGCACGCTTATCTCATGATTCTACCAATACGTGGTCTGAGCTTTTATTCGACAGTTTAGAGTCAGTCAATAACACCCTAGCGTCTGCTAGCCCTGCCAGCGTAGGAGTGTAACTATGAAAAACAGTTACCCACCACCGAAGCAGAGCCGTCGACGCGCTAAGCGCAAAAATCACTACACGAAGTACCAATCTTCGCGTAAGCCTTCCAGACAAAGCCGTAAGCATGGAGGGAGTGATGACTACCACACCGCGTAAAAGTAACAGCTACAAAAAAGCCCGAGCGATTCGCTCAGGCTTCTTGGAACTGATAAATACTTTGTTGCTAACTCCACAGCAAGGATTAGCGACATCATTCATGTCAGTGGTTAATAACCACAACGAAGATAATAGCATAACTGTTTGCGATATAACATCCGTTCAAGCAACTAAATGCGATAAATCAAAAAGCTTATGGCCCGCTAATCGATGGAGGGCTGAGTAATGAGCGACGACAAACAAAAAAGTGAAGGTGACGGCTTATACCAATCGAAGCGGCATAAATGCGCTAACGGTATGATTGATGGCGAAAGACAAGAGCTACTAAATAATGATTTCACAAGAGTGCCAAATATAATTTTTCAGATGCAAAAGGTTCTAAAAAACGGAAGTGTCTACGCCTGTTTTCAATTTATTTGGTGCAAAACTGGTGGTTGGGATCGTAATGAGGACACGATTGCTTACTCACAATTTGCTAACGATAAGCGATATGGAACTGGATTAAGTCTAAAGACAATACGCAGATCAGTAGAAAAACTAGCTGATTTAGGCGTGATAACTATGTCACCAGGCTTTAATAATATGCATGAATTCTCACTAAATATCTCAAGGATCAAAGAGCTAGTAGGTGAGCAAGGGTGGTCAAATAGACCACTCTTAGAAAATGAAAGCATGGTCAATTTGTCCCAAAGCATGGTCAATTTGTCCAAAGGGGTGGTCAATCTGTCTAGCGAGCATGGTCAATCTGACCACCACATAAGAACTACTACACAAGAACTATTACATAAGAATACTAATAATAGTGATGAGGTTGAAAACGGTAAGCCTAAAAAGGTTGATGTATTAACCGAACAAGCATTATCCCTAGTTGATTATTGGAATAACAATCACGGTAAAAATAAATCAGCAGACGTTAAACCTAGTGTTTGGTTAGACAAAGTAAAAGCGAGACTTAAAAAGTTTTCTTCAGATGAAATTAAGTTAGCAATGCTTAGTGTGATCCAAAGTTCATGGCATCAGAAAAATGGTCAAGTATTGATTAAGAACGCAATCAGCAGTGACCAACGATGTGATGAAGCAATATCTCGCTACCACCAGTCACATCCAATAAGTTATCAGGGGAACAATCATGCGAACAATCAATCAGCTAACAGCCAGCCTCAGCAATACGACACTAGCACCACAGCAGGCTATGCAGCCAAGCTCGATGCAGATGCAGAACGATACTATGCAGAGCAAGCAAGAGCCCAGCAGTCAATTAACGGAAGCACTGAGAACGCTTTTTAAGCAATGGAAGGCGTGGTTTAAAAACAAGATGAAAACCCGTGAAGATGATTTTGACTGGTCCTTTGATATGGTTTTAGTTTGGGCTCGATACCTAACCATGAAAGCCATTACCCAACCTGAATTTAATAGAGCTAGTGAATTATCGTTTGATGAAGATTGGGTACCAAGTAATGCCAAAGAATTTTTGGCACTAGCACGAGCACAGAAAGCCAGTGAATATCCATCAGCACAAGCAGCCTTTGACAATGCATGCAACCAATGCGGATTGATTGAGGATAAGTATGTTAAGCGCCAGTGGCTGCATGCAGTGGTACTTGAAACAGCAAATCGTATCGGCTGGGGAAAGCTTAAAAACGCTAATGAGTATTTTCTAAAGACATTCACGGGTGTGTATGAGCAAGTGATCAGTGAGCATCAGAATGGGTCCACGTTCGTTATCCCTAAGTCACATCAAGTTGAGTATGAGCGCACCGTGGTAAAGCCTGGTAGTGAGGTAGATAGGAAGATTAATAAACAGCTGGCGGAGTTGCGGAGGGTAGCGGTATGAGCAAACTAAAAGACAGTCGCAGAATTATCGCCATGCTAAAGCAGCAAACACACGGTATATGTGACCCATACAAATTCAAAGGTCAGGACTACATACCTCATAAGGCGCGGAACAATCGCAAGACCAAGAGAGGGAGTAAATAAGATGGGATTAGATATTACAGCATACAAAAATGTGAAATTGGTTGAGAACCCGAAAATGGGCGATACCAACCATCCTGAAGTATGGGGCAATCAAGTTTATATCAACATTGGCAATTCAGAGTGGGGGCAGGGCGACGACTTAGAATCTGGTCAGGTCTATGGTTTTAGTTACGTAATGAGCGTTTACCGTAGTTCTTACTCTACTTACGGCAACTTGCGTAATGAGCTTGCACGCATTGCAGGGTATGAGCCATTAATTGCTGGCAGCCAGTATCGCGGTATTTATGCAGCTCGCGTCTGTGACAACTGGGAGCAAGGTAAGCGCGGTATTTTGTCAGAGCTTATCTGTTTTGCAGATAACGAAGGCGAGATTGGCACCAAGACTTGCCGCAAGATACTGAATGACTTGCACACGGTATCGGCACGAGCTGGCGAGTTAAACGAATGGAATCAAGGCTTGCTTACCGACCTAATCCAAACTTTTGAATTTGCCGCCGTTGATGGTTTTATACAGTTTCACTAGGAGGCGGTATGAAGCAGCTGGCACGGCCCATTACTTTGAACATACTGATACATACATGATTAAGGGCTCCTTATGAAGATTATAAAATTCAATAAAAGAGAATACGAAGTTGTCAACTCATGTGAACACGCCCGCATAAATATCGACAGAGCTACTAGAACGATAAGGTGCATGGTTTGTTTTGAGCTACTAGACCCTTTCACTACAGCGATTGAGTATGTGGATGGGCTTGATGAGTACAAGGAAAGGTTAGATGCTTATCGAGAAGATTTGATTCGAGAGAAAGCCCGCAATAAGTTGCTTGCTCTCAAGCTTGAGAATCGCAAAAGAACCAAGTGCAGTCATTGCACTAAGATGACGAACATCAAAATCAAAGAGCCAACCATTTTGGAAGTCCGCGCAGAAGTAGAAGGAGATAAAAAGTGATTGGTATAATAAAGACAAGTTTTGGCAGAAGTCCTTCCTTAGAGCTAACCAATGGAGAGTGGCTAAAAAATAGTATGGGTAATAAAACTGCCAACCTTAACGGCGGTCATGGCGGATTGTCTCCTGAAGTTAATTGCGAGGGCCACTGCGCCACCATTGCCATGATTGACGACGAGCCAGCCAAAGCGCTGGCAAGTATATTATTATGGGGTAGTGATACTAATTGGGATTGGTCACACTATTTTGATGAGGTGGTCTATCGTTTGGCAACTAACATGATGAGGCGGTGCAAGGAAGACGGCCGCGGCGCACCGCAGGCATGCACTCATAGCCTGACAGAGCTAGCATGGCTGATGGCGCGTATGGTGTTACACTTTGAACTATATGAGTTGTGGGATATTTATACAGTTAAAGGGCGGTTGGGATTCTCAGGCATTGCAGTGAAGGCAAGTACATACACCAATGTATGGCTGACCTACCAAAAGCAGATGACCCATGATTTGTTTGATATGGTTGGCAAGGCTGATTACTGTGTTAGCGAGTATCGCAGACAGCTGAATAATCCTCGCTAATTGATACTGCTTGACCCATGGCCCCCGAATGGGGTAGTATTTGTCATACTGGCTTCAGTTGTAAGTACAGCCAAATAAATACAAGACGATAGCTTAATTGCTCTCGTCTTTTTTTATGCCTACGTTTTGCCCGTTATGTGATTATCCATAACGGGTTTTTTTACATCTACGATTTGGCAGGCTGCAATGTGCGAGCTAACTAACCAACAAGCCTATGACTACCATCAAGAATTGAAAGAGCCCTGCGCCAAAGCTTATTGGCTTAACTTCTTACGAGCTAGGGCGAATAGAGGTGTGGTCGGGGCCCAGGGCTTTGTAGATAAGATTGAGATTTGTACACAATAACGAACGCTAAAAATAAGTTGATAATTATAATAGTAAACAATTGATTAATAATATTAAGTCACCATATAACTACCTTGATTAATTAATACGAGTTAAGGAAGGTTTTATTATGAATGAATTAAATAAGTCAGAATCGGTTGCGCTAGAAATACTTCTTCAGTTAATTGAGAGTCAGCCAACAGTTAACAATTTAGATAAAAAAGCAAATAGGTATGCTAGAACTATATTGAGCGACAACGGCTATCCTAATTCTAACTCTGATTCGAAGTTCATAGCTGCAGCATTCATTGGTAGAGATGCGGAGTCTCTTAAGGCCCAAAAGCTTTTACCTGCTGATCTAACTGCAACTAAGACTTTTGAAGGCAATGAATTTACCTTGAGTAACTTTACACTCAATAATAAAACTTACTGGTTTTATTATTTGGATGAAAGTATTGAAGATGTACTTAGTAAAATAGTGCCAGTGGTACTAGATTTTTATAATGGACACGTCCTTTGAAGTAATAGTAACTACGCGTATAAGAGGCCGTCCATTTGGGCGGTTTTTTTTGAGCCAAAAATAAGCGCCTATGTCTCAGTTGGTAGAGCGTTACCTTGACATAGTATAGGTCAGAATTTCGATATATCTTAACCAGTTTGCCCTCCTTGATTGGTCAGGGCATTTTTTACATGAGGTAAAAAGCGATGGGGCTCAAAGCGCTAAAACCAAGACTGCACGAGATAAGCAGTACTGGTATCGATAATCATCAGCCAAAGTCACGATGGGGGCATGGCCGTGGTGGTCGGCCTTGGCGTCGCTTGAAGGACAGGATGCTTCTGCGAGATAGGCATACGTGCCAGCACTGCAAGCGAGTAGGTGGGGAGTTGGAGTTAGATCACATTATTAATGTTGCAGCAGGTGGCACGGATGATGAATCCAATCTGCAAATACTTTGTGTCGACTGCCACAAGATAAAAAGCCAAGTAGAAAGCAGTAATGGTCAATACGGTTTAACAAGTAGAGATGATTTCTAGTTAATCAGTGTTAAATAACCCGGGGGGAGGTGATTTTATTTTCCTCTGAAAGCCACAGGACACCTCCCTCCATCACACGCTTAAAAAAAATCTGTGTTTGCAAAATATGTTAAAGCACTCCGAAAAAGTTAAAGGAGGTCCTGATGGCGCTCACGCTAAAAAAAAGATTATATGCTGACGCTATCATGGACGGCGAAACTAAAGCTGATGCTGCCTTAATAGCAGGGTACTCAAAGGCTACAGCCTCGCAAGCGGGTTCAAGATTATTCAAAGATGAAGATATTATTCAGTATATCGAAACCAAGACTTCGGAAAAAAAACAGGTCGAAGTTGGCGCGGTACATGTTAAAGGAAATGTGGTCGACCCTAGAGAGGCGCTGCTGCAATTGCTAAACGACCCAGACCCAAAAATTGTACTAAGTGCAGCCAGTACACTGATGCCATATATGTACGCAAGAATTGCGCCGGCTGGTAAAAAAGTAGGCGAGAAAGAACAGGCCATCGAAGCGACAAAGACCGGTCGGTTTGCAACGCTCAGTCAGCAGTCCGACAAAATGCAATAAGGATTTTTTATGCCTATATTCCCAAATCATTACGCTGTTAATTTTCACATCAAAAACGATGCAAAGCAGTTTGGTCGCCGCATACTTTCACAAGTACCAAGCCTTGGCGATACCTTGGTATTCAATAAGCAGCGGTATCGCATACATAGCGTAGAGTGGTGCTTGGATTATAACGCGACCAATAGAGAGTATCAGGCGCTCATAAATATAGAAATGATAAAAGCTATAGCTGAATAAATAAAAGAATGTACTCCATCAAGATAACGATAAATAACAAGCCGCCTTAATAGGCGGTTTTTTATGGGCGACGATAAATGATTACTAAATGGACAACGGCGCTGCCTGATTGGGAGAAGCGCATAGTCCAGAAAAAATCGTTACTGCCTTGTACTCCGCTCAATCAAGAAGTTGCTGATATTGCATTAAGGGTTTTTAACAGTCTTATTTTAGTTGATGTGATCGGCAAGCCTACATTGGGCGAAGCGTCGCTCAAGTGGTCAACGGATTTTGTGGCATCTATCTTTGGTGCGTATGATCCTGAGACTGGCATTCGCATGATTACCGAGTTTATGCTGCTTATTGCGAAGAAGAACGCTAAGTCTACTTTAGCAGCCGGCATCATGATGACAGCGCTTATCTTGAATGAAAGACACAGTGCTGATTTGGTAATTATTGCGCCAACCAAAGAGGTTGCTAGCAACTCATTCAATCCAGCTCGAGATATGATAGCCGCCGATCCTGAATTATCAGCTATGTTTAACGTGTCAGAGCACACTCGGACCATTACTCACTTAGGTACGAATGCAAAACTAAAGGTTATTGCTGCTGAATCAGAAGCGCTGGCAGGTATCAAGGCGTCTTATATATTGGTCGATGAGTTATGGTTGTTTGGCAAACGTGCTAATGCTGGCTCAATGCTACGAGAGGCAACCGGGGGTCTTGCATCTAGACCGGAAGGCTTTGTTATCTACCTAACAACCATGCCTGATGAACCACCAACAGGCGCGATGAAACAGAAATTGGATTATGCCAGGGGAGTTCGAGACGGAAAGATTGACGATCCTCAGTTTCTAGGGTTGCTTTACGAGTTTCCACAAAAGTATTTAGATGACGAGCTTTATCTCAAGCAAACGAATTGGTATATCACCAATCCTAATATGGGCGCTTCGGTTAATGAGAAGTATATTGAGCGTGAGTTTAAGAAAGCGGCTGACGAAGGCAAAGAGGAATTACAAGATTTCACTGCCAAACATTTAAACGTTCAAATCGGTGTGTCAATGAGGGCTAATAGATGGGCTGCCAGTGAGTTTTGGGAAAAAGCAGCAGCACCAACCCCATTTACTTTAGAACAGCTTATAGAGGCGTCAGAAATCATCACCATGGGCATTGATGGCGGCGGGCTTGATGATTTGTTGGGAATGGCAGTTATTGGCCGTCTGCCAACGGTTATCCGTGAGTATGAAGATAAAGTCAGCAAGCAAAAGATACAGGTTAAGCCGTGGTGGGTATGGACCCGTGCATGGTGCCATGAGATAGCATTGGAGCGGCGTAAATCTATCTCTGATACGCTGCGTGATTTTGAGAAGCAAGGCGACTTGTCTATTGTCAAAAACATAGGCGATGAAACAGATGAGCTCGCCAAGATTGCCAAGCAGGTCTTTGACAGTGGCAAACTTAATAAGATCGGACTTGACCCTTTGGGCATTGGCGCGCTGATTGATGAGCTCGTTATGATTGGCATACCAAGTGAGATGCTGATAGGTGTGACGCAGGGCTTTAAGATGTCAGGCTACATTAAGACCGCTGAGAATAAGATTGCGCGTAAAGATATGCTACACGCCAGCCAAAACATTATGGCATGGGCGGTTGGTAATTGCCGCACAGTCGTCAGGGGTAGCGGGACGATGCTATCAAAAGCTGAGAGTGGTACCGCTAAGATCGACCCAGTTATTGGCATGCTAAACGCAGTCGCACTGATGAGTGAAAACCCTGATGTTCCTAAATCAGACGTTCCCACAATGTTTTTTGTTTAAGGTTTTACAGGCAATAGGTCGTTTGCGTGATGCTTTTGAAATACACAACCGTCCTACACCACCAAAGCCGCAACATCCAAATAAGTAAGCAGGGCCATGACAGGAAAATCATGTTTACTCAGAACCATTGTGCTGCTGATAGATATAGCCGTCGTCCCTTACTCAAAGCAACATAAAAAAAGACAACCAAGACCGCCAATAAAGGCGGTTTTTTATTGGCCAAATTTTTATAACGAGAAACCTTATGACAAAAGCTTATAGCGTACTAAAGGTTAAGGCGATAACCGAAGACGAAGAGACGCGCACTATCACAGGCATCGCATCGACGCCGAAGCAGGACCGTGATAATGACATTTTAGATATGGTCGGCGCTAAATTCGCTTTGCCTATTCCTTTACTTTGGCAGCACAACTGCAATCAACCGATTGGCGAAGTTACTGATGCAACCGTCACAGAAGAAGGCATTGAGATCACCGCTACCATTGTCAAAATCTTAGAGGAGGGCACTCTCAAGAATCGCACTGACGAGGCATGGCAGTCCATTAAGTCCGGATTAGTCAAGTGTCTATCCATTGGTTTTAGACCGCTTGAGTACAACTACCTGGAAGACAGTTGGGGTATGCATATCAAAGTTTGGGAATGGTATGAGTTATCTGCTGTCACGGTGCCTGCCAATCCTGAAGCGGTAATCACTAGCGTTAAAAAAATCAAGCAGGCATTTTCGGATGCTCAAAATCATACAACCCCATCTTCAAAAGTGAAGACCGAGCCATCGGCAACTGAGCCGCAAACAAAAGCCCCAAGCAGCACCAGCGTTCCAAATTTAAAACAATCTCGAATCATCACCTTAGTTGACCCTAATCAGGGCAGCATACGCTTACTATCTGGAGAATAACCTATGTGGGAAAAACAACGTGCGCAAATCCTTGCGACCATCAAGTCTAAGAAAGGCAAACTTCAAGACATCATGAAAAAAGCTGCTGACGATGATCGCATAGCTGACGACGGTGAAGAAGATGAAATTGCCGTACTAGAAGCTGAAATCGAACGTCTTAAAACTAATCTGGCACGAGTCGAAGGTTTTATTGACGACGCCAAGCAAGTCATTACAGACGCGACCCCTGCTGCTGGTGACAACGAAGAAGAAGCAGCCGCAAGCGCTGAAGGTGCAGCCGACCCAGCAGATGCCGCCAAAAGTGTAACAGTTAAGCCAAACCACGCCAAAAAAGGCATCGGATTTGCTCAGCTGACAAAAGCGAAAGCTTTAGCGGTGCTACAACAAAAGAATGGTAATTATGTCAGTCCGCTCGACATTGCCAAGTCGCAAGGCATGGACTCACGCGTCATTCAAGCGCTAGAAAAAGCCGCCGCCGTGCTGGACACCTCTAACTCAAGCGAGTTGATTGTAGAAAATCAGCTCGCAAATGAGTTTATCGAGATGCTACGCGCTGAGACTATTGTTGATAAATTATCATCACAGATGCGCGCCGCACCGTTTAATGCCACAATCCCCGGTATGGCGACTGGCGGTATTGCTGCTTGGGTTGGCGAAGGTGAAGCTAAACCCGCGACTAATCCAACGTTTAATACTGTCGAAATTAAGCATCATAAATTGGCCGGTATTGTCGTGCGTACTGATGACTTACTTAAACTATCTTCACCAGGCACTGACCAAATGCTACGTGACGATATGATTGAGGCATGTGCTGCACTTATTGATAACACGTTTATTGATACCGGTGCACAAACCACCAAGCGCCCTGCCGGTGTACTCAACGGCGCTACCAAAATCGACCACACGGGCACCGCTGTCAATAACTATAGAGCCGATCTTGCAGCTTTACGTGCGGCATTTATTAGTAATAGCCTGTCTTTAAAAGGCGCTTATTACGTCATGAGCGAAACCCGTGCCAGTGACATGAGCGAGCTGACCGATGCGCTAGGTAATCCATACTATCGCGGTATGGACGCGCCATTTGGCGAGAAAACACTCAAAGGCTTACCAGTCATTGAATCTGAGACCGCCGCTGATGTCATCGCTTTAATCAAACCATCTGAGCTTTATCTTGCTGACGATGGCGCGGTTGAAATTGCATTTAGTGATCAAGCAACTATTAATATGGGCACTGACGCTGAGCAAGTACTAGTAAATCTGTGGCAACAAAACATGACGGCCATTCGTGCTGAACGTCATATCACTTGGGCGAAACGTCGCGTAACTGCAGCTGCTTATATTAATTACACCAATGTAATCCCATAAAGATAAATTGATATAGTTTGAAATTGACCAAAACCTCAACATATTGTTGAGGTTTTTTTATGAGTAGGTATTGGTAGTGCCCTTCCTTCGCTATCCGTATCTACTCCTAAAAAAATAAGAGGTCATTATGAGAATTAAATATATCCAAGACGCACCTAACGGTCCTGCAGGAATGCTAGATGAAGTCACTGAATTTGAAGGCAACGTCTTAGTATTGACTGGATTTGCTATCGTCGATGACGGTATCGAAACTAAACCATCAACTGAGCCAAAGCCTAAAACCAAATCAAAGGCTAAAGCAACTACTAAAACTGATAGCGAGTAATAATTATGGGCATGCTTGATTGGTTCACCGGCAAAAAATCTGCAAGCACCGCCCAACCAGTTAATGGCGGTGATGTTTGGCATACCATACACGATCCCTTTACCGGCGCATGGCAACGCAACGAAGAGATTGAAGTCAGCAAGAACGACCAGATGCGCCATCATGCCGTGTTTGCTTGTGTGTCATTGATTACCCGTGACATTGGTAAGCTCAAAATCAAGACTAAAAGAAAGGTTGAGGGTGTCAGTCAGGTGTGTACCAGCTGCATCAACCCTTTACTAGCCAAGCCTAATGACTTTCAAAACTGGCAACAATTTGCCGAAGCGTGGGCAACCAGTAAAGCCACATCAGGCAACACATACGTATGGAAAGTTCGAAACATCTATGGCGAAGTATGGAAGTTACAGATTCTTAATCCTGAACGCACCAAGCCATTGGTCGACCCAAACGGCAATGTGTTTTATCAAGTCCGCAAAGATCGTTTGTTTGACTTGAGTGAGGATGTTGTGCTCCCTGCGTCTGAGATTATTCATGACCGCTTTAACTGCTTCTATCACCCGTTGGTTGGTCTATCTCCTATTGTTGCTTGCGCCTTGTCTGCTAGTCAAGGCATCAGTATTCAGCGCAATGCCCAAGCATTTTTTGCGAACGCCTCGCGGCCATCTGGAATATTGGTTGCGCCGGGGGCGATTACTGAACAGACCAGTAAAGAATTAAAAGAAAATTGGCAAAAGAACTATTCAGGCAAAGGTAGCGGCGGCACAGCGGTAATGGGCGATGGAATGAAGTACGAACCTATTTCAGTCGCCGCCAATGACGCACAATTGGTTGAGCAGTTGAAGATGTCAGGTGAAATTATTTGTACGGCGTTTAGCGTTCCCGCTTTTAAAGTTGGGCTTGCAGCATTACCCACTGGCAAGGTAAGCGACCATAACGACATCTACTATAGCGACTGCCTACAGCACTACATAGAATCCATTGAGACATTACTCAATCAGCACTTGGACTTAGAAGATGGTGTCGAAGTTGAGTTTGATTTAAAAGCCCTACTGCGTATGGATTCAGGCAGTCAGATGTCGTTCCTGAAAGAAGGTATTGGTGCCGCCATACTATCGCCCAATGAAGCGCGCGCTGAGCTTGGCTACGCAGCGGTATCAGGCGGTGAAAGTCCGATGATTCAGCAGCAGAACTTTAGCCTTGCTGCTATCGCCAAGCGCGATAGTAGTGCTGATCCGTTCGCCAAAACACCTGCTCCAACAAATGAAGAACCAAAACAAGGAGAAGATGATGGTTTGGGTAACGCTTGAAGACGCAAAGCATCACCTTCGTTATGACGATGACAGTAATGACCCAATGCTATTAGCTTACATTGCTGCTGCTGAGGCTGCTATCAATCGATACATAACAGATAAGGTCACGCCAGATACTACCCCTGATATCAAGGTCGCAGCCCTGCTGCTAGTCGGTTATTACGACTACCACCGCAACATGGATAAAGACATGCCTAGCGATGGTAATTATTTGCCAGCGCCAGTCAGGACTTTACTTTGGCCGTATCGCAAACCAACTGTTATCTAAAAGATGTTTATAAGGAACTGATTATGTATGTACTTACTTTAAAACGCATGATGATTGGCAGAACCATTGTGCAAAAGGGCGAGACTGTTTCTGTCAGCCAAAATGAAGGTCATAAGTTATTAAAAAAAGGTGATGTGCTTGCCGTCAAAACTCTAGACCCTGCAGACGCAAAGCCTAAAATAACAAAACCAAAAGTCGTATCAATCAAAGACGATCCTAAAGATAACGTAGGGGATTGACAACAATGGCTTGTAAAGGATGCGAGGCCCGCCGTGAGTGGATTAAACAAAGAACCGAAGAAGCCAGAAAACGAGCAAAGCAACTTATTGCCAAGCTTAATAACGCTGGTGACGAAGCTGGTCGAACAAAATAACGTACTGATTGAGCAGTCAGCCGAAAAAGAACGGGTGATATTGCGATTGCTTGATCAACACGATGAGATATTAAACGAGCTTGTCGAACAGCAAGACGACGATGAGCAGACAGGCTCTACCTTTTTAGATATGGACGGATGATATGGCAGTAAATGCTGGCGAGTTACGCCATAGAGTGATTATCCAAGAGTACATAAAAGGTGGTCGTGATGATGATGGTTATGAATTGCCATCGCAATGGACCGAATACATTAAGCTTTGGGCAAAGATTACACCGCTATCTACCAAAGACTTGTTAAGCGCTCAAGCTGCGGATTCAGAAGTAACCGCACGTATGAAAGTGCGTTATCGCACTGACATCGATACGACTATGCGTGTTATTTGGAAGGGTCGTATCTTCGCCATTGACTCACAAGGCTTGGATGATAACGACACGGGAGTGGAACATACTACTTTCAACCTAAGTGCTGGGGTCGAAGAATTCAAGGATTAGGCTATGGCAAACGAAATCACCGGGCTTGATGAAGTGCAAGCCAAACTGCGACAACTTGGCAATCAACGTAAAGCCAAGAACGCAGCGACTCGCGCCTCACGTAAAGCAATGAACATCGTCAAAAAAGCGGCTGTGCTCAACGCCAAAGCACTCGATGATAAAGATAGCCCTGAGAGGATTTGGAAAAACATTATTACTAAGGCTGGAAAGACCAAGGGTGTTGATAATGTGGTGATGAAGGTTGGTGTCAAAGGAGGTGCTAGAAATTATGGTAACAATGCAAGCAATAGACGCGCCAATCGAATAGGTCGTAGGTATCAGACGCAGGGCGATAAGAAAAACCCCGGCGGCGATACTTGGTACTTCAGGCTGGTAGAGTACGGTAGCGCAACTAATAATGCCACTCCTTTTATGCGACCGGCATTAAATAACAATATGGATGCAGTACAAGCTGAGTTCAAACGCTCATTCTCAGAAGAGCTGGACAAGGAGATTGCCAAGCTATGAGTTTTTTACCAATATACCGAACTCTTAAGGCGGATGCTTCCTTAGCGGCACTAATTGATGTTGAAAGTAAAGCGTTTGAAGATATTGCACCCCATGGCACAACAACACCATACATTGTTTGGCAAACAATATCAGGGCAGGCAAACAATCATTTAGATGAGCCTGCAAATTTTGACGACACGCAGTATCAGTTGATGGCCTACGCAACAGACGCAAAGACCGCTTATGAATTACGCGATGCTTGTCGAGCAGTGCTCGAAAAACAATCTTGGATATCAAATCCATCTATCAGTCTATATGACAGCAAGGCAAAACTTTATGGTCGGGGATTCGATGCAAATTGGATCTTAGAGCGTTAAGAAAACAAACTACTCACAGGAATAAAATTATGGCTAAGATTAAAAAAGGCGTACTCACGCAAGGCACGAGTGTTTGGATTAAGCACGGTGAAGCTAGTGCTGCGATATTAACTAAGATGGCTTGTATCACTGGTATTGTATTGGGTGATGATAGTCCAACTGATATCCCTGACACTTGCTTAGAGGAAGAGGATTCAGCAACGTCGACTTATGGACTGAATACACCGGGTGAAGGTTCTATCACGATTAATACCGATCCTGAAAACGCCACTCATATCACTTTATTGCAGCTTGCTGATGACCGTGAAGGTGTAGAAGTATTTGTCGGCTGGTCTGACGGCAAGGTGGTACCAACAATAGAAGCTTTGACCGGCGTAGTAACACTGCCTGAAGGCCGTACTTGGACCTCGTTCACAGCCTTGCTGAAAAATAGCGCGCCTACCTTCGATGCGGATTCACTGGTTAAGCATACTGTTTCTATGAAGCGTCAGTCTCGAGCTATAACAGCCTACAAGACTGCGCCATAAGCGTACCACCACCCTTGATCAGCCAACAATCAGCCTCTTAATTGAGGCTTAACTATTTTTAGAGGATTAAAAAGATGTCAAAGTTAAATTTATCAGATATTAAAGCCGGTAGTTTGGTAGGAGAAATTCACAAAGAAATGGTTGAGTTTCACCATAATGGCGAATTGTGCGAAGTTGATATTCTATTCAAGACCCTTCCATTTATAGAAAGCGAATCACTACATAATCGCATGAATAACAATGAGAGTGTGGCGGCCGAGTGGATTAGCAAGTCTTTGGTTGATGAAAAAGGAAAATTGCAATTTACGCAGCAGCAGGTTGAAAAGAATTTTATTCAACCATTAGCAAATGCCATATTTCATAAAGTATGGGGGCTTGACAGCCTAAAAAAGGCGATGGAGAAAACCAAGGTCAAAAAGGATTCATAGCTGGTGAGAGTGAATTGCTGTTTGAGCTTGCGCTGGCTGGCATTGGCGGCAATACAATACACCAAGTAAAAACCAATCTAACCATGGTTGAGATAAATCAGTGGGCTGAGTATCGTTCAAGGCGAGGCAGTTTAAACACGGGTAGACGGGTTGAGCAAACCGCAGCAAATATGATGTCAGTTTATATGGCAGCAGTACATAAGCATGAAATTGAGCCGTTGGAATTAATGCCGTATGAAGATGATGTTGAAATTGGTTTTGAGGCACAATTTGACGATTAGTTTGGATAATTACTTTGTTATACACTACTATCTCTAGATGATTAATTATTTAGAGGTTGTTATGAAACTATATGTACTGGCTAGTGTAATTGGTTTTGGCTGCTTTAGTGCAAATGCCGCTACAAGTTATGGTGATTATAGAAGCACTCCTTGCGTTAGTGTTATGCAAGCCGCTGAAACCACTATGAATAATCATCAGGTGGGTCAAGCCTTTAAAGAGATGCTTTTGAATAGCACAAAACTCGGCGCTAATTTGTCTGAGAAAACAGGCATGCCATTAAAAGAGGCGCAGCTCTTAACTTATAGGATGGCTAGTTCTGCAATGAAAGAGCCAGTGCATGAAAATTCGTTTTATAAAAACGTAGCGGTAAGTAAGTTTTCTTCCGAATACCATACTTTATGCGAGATGAAGCATAGAGGTTTGTAACCCTTGAGATATTCACGTCTATACTTAGATGGCGAATAAAAGCAGAAGAATAATTATCGCCATAATTAACTAGTTTTAAGAAGCCCTGATTTATTTCAGGGCTTTTTTTATACAAAAAATAAGGAAAATGCAGTCATGGCATCAAGCTCACTTGGCACATTAACATTAGATTTAGCGGTAAGGCTGAGTGAGTTTACTGACGGCCTGTCGCAAGCAGAACGTGAGACAAGGAATCGCACACAAGAGATGGGTGATTCCGTTGGTAAATTTAAAGAGAAGTTGATAGATGACCTAAGCGGCACCGCTATCGGCGACGCTGTAGGTTCTCTTAACGAAAAACTGTCTTCCATCACTGAGGCTTTTGGCGAGAGGGGTTTGGCGGGTGCAGCCACAATAGGTGCGGCTTCTGTTATAGGATCGGTCGTCGCTATAGGTGCGGGCCTAGTGACATTGGCGTTGCAAACCGCAGAAACAGACCAGCAGCTACAAAGACTGGCAACAAGAGCCAATACTTCTACTGCGAACCTACAGGTATTGACAGCAGCTACTGCCGCGTATGGATTGGAGATGGACAGCGTCGGCGATATCTTAGCAGACGCTCAGGAAAAGCTAGGAGAGTTTAGCGCAACTGGCGGAGGTGGTTTGGTAGATACCTTGGAGCTAATGCAAAACGCCACCAAAAAGACCGATGCTGAACTAGAAATTTTTGGTAAAAGCCTATCTACGATGGACAGTGTTGATGCTATCCAAGCTGTAGTAAATGAGATGGAAAAAGCGGACGCAACTACGCAAGAAGTCAGATTTGTTACTGAGTCGTTAGCGAGTGGCCTAGGTGACATCATACCGCTTTGGGATAACAACGGTGAGGCGCTGAGGAACTATGAGCGCGACCTTAATGAAGCGGGCGTGATCAGAACCAAAGAGTCTATAGAGCAATCTCAGATTTTAGCAAATGAGCTGGCAGGGTTGAAAGTTAAGCTTGAAGGTGTATCTAACGAGATCGTAACAGCCACATTGCCAGCCATGGTAGGCTTAATTGAATATATGAAGACAGGCACTACGGACGCGGATGGACTTAGTGATAGCTTGTCTTCTATGGGTGTAGTGGCAGCAGTTATAGCCACCCCTTTTATAGGGTTGATGTCAGTATTCAAACAAGTAAGTACGGTGGTAGCAGGCTTAATGGGCAGCATCAGCTCTCTGTTTAGTCTTATGTCAAATGTATTATCTAACCCTTTTAAAATAGGCACTTATCTTCAGGAATATGCAAGATCTACAGGTCAGTTAGGTCAGTACATGGTAGAGGATATGGCCGCAGAAAGAGATAGGGCTGTAAATTCTTTACAAACTATTTGGAGCTCTCCTAGAGAGTTGGCTGATAAAAGAGCTGCGCAAAACTATAGCAGCTCCTATGGTAACTACGGTAATAAAAATAATAGTACCAGCTTTAATTCTATTTTAAATGGCGGCTCTAATACCGCTATTCCTTATAGAACAGGTGGTATTCCTTATGGATCTGGGGCTGCAGCTGACGAGATAGTGGCTTCACGAGCAATTGCTGCGGCTGAAGAAGAAGAAGCTAAGGCAAAAGAAAAAACCGCTAAGGCTAATGACAAGAAGACAGAATCCATTAAAAAACAAGCAGAAGCCCAAGCTCGCTTAGTAGGTATCAGTGGTGACACTGGTGTGGGTAATGCTCATCTACATGTACAATATCGTGATAAGAGCCGACCAGTTAGCGCGGCTGACCTTGCTAGATTTCAAGCAGGTGGCAAGGCTATCACCGACTATCAAATGACATCAGGCTATGGTAAACGCAATACTGGTATCAAAGGCGCGTCGACCAACCACAAAGGTACTGACTTTGGCGTACCTAAAAATACTCCTATCACAACGAATGTACCAGTAAAAGGCGTTAAGACATGGCTAGATAAGAAGGGTGGCGGTTATGTCTCTACCGTTACTTTTGGTGATGGTGTTGTCATTGACTTATTGCATCAAATGCCTGGCGTTATGGGTATTGAAAAAGGACAGACTACTGGTAATTCACAGATAGATGGAGCTATTAAAAACGCAGCCGCTATGCAGCAAAAGTCTGCCGCTGATGCAGCTCGTGCACAAGAAAAAGCCGCGGCAGATGCAATTAGAGCGCAAGAAGAAATATTGCGCAAGCAAGCATCTGTCGCTGGCAAGTGGGCTCACGAAAAAGAGAAGATTGAGCTTGATTACCAAAACAATGTCACTGAAGTTAAAGAAGCTTACGCTGAAGGTTCCGCTGACTATATTAAATACATGGCTCGCGTAGAAGAAGATTATACCAAAGCCAAAAACGCAGGACTGCTATCTATTACTGAGAAGTATTTTAGTGAAGAACAAAAAATCCACGACGACCATAAAAAGGCAATGCTGGTCATTGATGAAACTTATATCCAAGACGACAATCTTCGCCAATACTACGTTGACGCACAAAAAGCTGCCTATGAAAAAGATTTAGAGAATTTTCGATGGGCCGCTGGCGCCAAAGCCCGTGAGCAAGACAAGATATATCAGTCTATTGCTAATAGCGCTCGCGCCAATAGCATAAATTCCTTGTCCACTGGCTTGGATAGCATGGCTCAACGCACCATGAGCGACGATGATTATGCGGTTTGGCGGTTGAGGCAAGACCGCGCCGACGCTTTTGGCTCAGTAAATAATCAGTACAGTGATCGTCAAAAAGAGATCAATGCTAAAGATGAGCGCGGAAAGGAATATCTGTTACCTGAGCTTGAACGCAATGAATTGTTAGAAATCGCCAAGCAAGAACATCTGGATAATCTATGGGCCATGGAACAAGACTATGCATTGAAGCAACAAACCTTAGATGATCAACTACAAGATGCTAAACTCCAAAATTACGGCACAACATTGGGGGCAATGGGAAGTCTACTTGGGGCCTTTGCCGGTGAGAATAATCGTATTAGTCAAATGATGTTTTCTGCACAAAAAGGCTATGCGCTCGCCCAAATATTTATGAATAACAAAGTGGCACTGTCAGAAGCTTGGGCGTCGGCACCATTCCCATACAACGTGCCAGCTGTAACCATGGCTGCGCTTGAGACAGGTGCGCTAGCTGCGGCCGCTCAAGCTATAACGCCAATGTTCAGCGGTATTGCCCATGGTGGTCTTGATTATGTTCCAAAAGAGCAAACGTACCTGCTCGATAAGGGTGAGCGCGTACTGTCACCCAATCAGAATAAAGACTTTACCAATTTCATGCAGGGCAATAAGAATGGTAACGGTTATAGCGGTGATGGTGTTGGCGAAATCAATATCGTTGTAAGTGTAGATGCCAAAGGCAATAGCTCAGTGACTGGCGATACTGCTAATGCCTTTGCTAAAACGATGGCACAACAAGTAGAGCAAACGGCTCGGAATGTGGTTAGAAAAGAGTTAATGCAAGGTGGTATGATAGATAATCGTCTTAGAAGATAAGCTTGCTATTGGAGCAGCTTTGCATAAGAAGGAGATGGTTGTGAGCGATATTGACAGTATAGCGGAAGGTTTTGGAGAGGGCGTTAAGCCTTTGTTAGAAACTATGGTTAGCCTAGATTATGCAAATACCTTTTTGGTCTCGGTGTTAGTGAAACACTTGATTGATGAAGGTGTTATTAGTCTTGATAAATACTTGGCGAGCAACAAACACTACGAAGAATTGCTTAAAGAAGGGTTTTTAAGGCAGGACCCTGAAAGTGAATCAGCGCAACAAAACGTGATGATGCTTGAAAAAACCTTTGCTGGCCACAGAAGTGATCTTGCCAAACCTGAGTGAGAGCTTTTATTATTAATTGGAAAAACCACCTTAATCGGTGGTTTTTTAATGGATGAAATATATGACATTCAGAACGTTTACATGGTGCATCAATGCAGGTGCGACGCAAAATACCGAGATTAGAACCAATACCACACGCTTTGGCGATGGTTACGAGCAAGTTTCCAGCTTTGGTATCAATAATGCCCGTAAGTCATGGCAATGCTCAAAAACAGCATTGTCGCCCGAGATTAATGAAATACATGACTTTTTGTTAGAACATAATGGCGTAACTCCGTTTATTATGACTATCGATGGTGAAACTAAGACGTACCGTACTGAAGGTGATATCAGCAAGAGCCACATTAGTGGCAAAGTTTGGCAAGTATCGTTTAATATCCGACAGGTTTTTGTTCCTTAGTTCTGCCAAAGATCCTACCTACACTATAAAGGCCCACCTAAACAGGTGGGCTTTTTTTTGTGCCTAAAACTTGACAGATATGCCCAAACTTGGGCACATCTAATAGCGCATATTTAGGGTTTGAAAAAATTAACATCCAAGGGTCGGATTTCAAATCCGACCCTTGGACTGTTAAAAAAGAATGTGCTGAGCAGTTATAAGACCCCTCCCCAGTTTTGGGGAGGGGCAATTCGTTACGTGGTAAAACCGATAAGACCGTAAAACCCTTTATTTTCAGGGTTCCACATTTGAAGTCGGAATACATGGGTCCATCCTCATTTTGAGGTTAGATAAACGACATCCTCAAACTGAGGAAGTTGGTTTATAGGATTTTCTAAAAAATAGTACATACTTAGGGCGTACCATCTGGTACACCCAAACCTATAGCACCAAAAATCCTCATTGGGGGACGTACAAAAGACGCTGACGGGATGCATCCAAATTTGGATGTATCTATTTGCTAGGCTCGCCTGCATGGAGAAAATCACCATACAGATGGCTTTTATTAGATGCCCCCAATTTTGAGGTTATCTGTTTAGATATGCCCAAACTTGGACGCATCTATTTAAATGTCCTCAAACTTGAGGGTATCTTTATATAGACGTTTCCGCCATTGGTGGTAGCGTTATTCAACTTCCGCCAATGACGGAAGTTAAGGGTATGCTAAAAAATAGCATACCCTTGCTGGCATGAATATCTATCCTCAACTTGAGGTTGGACAATCTAGGAGTGTCATAATTATAACGATACGCTATACATGTGTTTTACACATCCCCCATTGGGGGTTGTGCTAATAAACAAGGGTCTCCTAAAAAATAGGAGGCCTTTGCTGGCTAGATCATTCTGTCACTACTGGTGAATGAATAATCTAGGGGGTGTCGTCATAATTACGACACCCCTTTTTTTAACTTCCACACTGTGTGGGAGTTAAGAGGCCTGCCCAAAGTTGGGCAGGGGTGGATGGCTAGTTGATCCACTGCCCAGCTTTGGGCAGTGTAGGATTTATAGGGGTCGTCATGATGACGAGCCCTATTCTTGCCAGCAACTTAGCTAGGAAATCTGCTGAACATAAGTCAAATTGTTGTTGATTGCGGTTATTTGCAGTGCTATGGTTCAAACTTAAACTATTCTATTATTAAGGTGGTGGTAGCCTATGAAGCTTTGGTCAGCACTTCTTATTTCTATGTTTATGATGGCGCCAATGATGGAGGCGAATGCTCGCAACTATCCTTGCTCTAAAAGCATGGGCGGTGTATCGCATTGCAAAGATGGTAAATTCGTCTGTAAGAATGGCAAGATTAGTCAGTCTAAAAAGACTTGTACTGGTTAGGTTTTGGTATGTTGCAGGCAGTAAAAAACCCGCTTGATGGCGGGTTTTTTATCGTGTTTAGTTCTATCTATAATATGCGTAAGCGCGGTTTATCTACTACCTTTTCATTATTAAAAAATCCTTTTGGTAAGGAACAAAGCTTCTCTAGCTCTGTTTCACTATAAAAGGTTCTTTCAATAAGATCTTCTTTATCAAATCCTCCTTCATTAAGAAGTAACTCGATAGTATTCTTCATTAATTTGGGGTATTCCACTGGGGTTGTATCGTCATAAGGTTCGCTCTTTCTCCACTTACGGTAACTATAGTTTTTAAACAATCTCACTTTATAATCATCTGAAATGATACCTAAATTATGATACTGCATAATTAATGCTGCAACTGACATACCCCAGCGCTTTTTCTCAAGCAATAGATTGTCTAATGTTATGCTTCTAAAAGACAATGAGAGAGCACGTCTTGGGGCTAGGAAGTGCGTAGCAAATAAATGTGCTTGTCTCTCAACTTCTTTATAGCGATTGGTGGTTCTTAAACAGTCATCTTTAGTAAGATTCTTGTGTAGTATGATATGACCTAGCTCATGAGCGATATCAAATCGACCACGAAAAAAATTACTCTTATCTTCTGCTACCCAGATGAATGGACGATCAATCCATGTTGAAACACCATCCATACCATCATGGCCAATGCGCTCTTTAGCAACAATAATGCCATTAGATTCGATAGTTGCAATTAAATTCTTAATAGGCCTATCTCCGAGCTTCCATAATAGGCGCAATTTATTTGCATACTGTTCAATATCATCATCACTTAAAGCCAGTGCCTGATTTCTAGTAGGTGATGGAATAACATTAACTTCTGGATAATCAACCCATTCTTCAAGTGAAAAGCTAATTTCTTTAAGCCAGTTCAGCCGTGTTTCTACAACTCCTCTCAGAGTTTTAGTAGCAGTGGCATTAGAACGAAATTGATATACTTTATTTTCTGTCTGTAAGGTTTTTAATGCAAACCACTTTACTGGTAAACGTAGTACCTCTGATATTTTAATAATTGTTTCTGCATCAGGATTGCTACTTCCAGTCTCCCATTTGCATATAGTGCTTTTAGATTTATCAATAATTTCACCTAATCCTTCTTGAGTCAAACCTCGTGCCTTTCTTGCCTCAATTAAGCGATCTGGATTAAATTGCTGTATCATGTTTGCCCCCGTTTTACTGCTTGTTGCATTACGCGTTCTTGACTATCTTGTCGAGCTCAAGTAGCGATTTTTTAAGTTTTGATGTTGGATTAAGCTCTGCATCTTTAGTATCAGATACTGTTTCGATATCACTTATAACGTCTTCCAGAGATACCGTTAAGTGAATGTCTTTCAAGTCACTGCTAGGAACAACGAATTTGATATACACCTTATCTAAAAAACAGATATCTACAATTACTAGAATTTTATTCGTTATATAATTACTATAGTTATCCGTAGTCGCTGTAGTAGCAGGTGTGAATAAATCATCTTGCTTGAAATTCAAATTTTCATTTTGATTCTGCTTAGCAAGCTCCCGCATGTATTTTGCTTTATTCCATTCTTGACGGGTTACTGAACGTCTTGGGAGTAGAGCAATCCCTTCTAACTCAATTAATGGAAAAAATGCACCCTTAGCTTCAGTCTCCACTAGGTTGTACTTAATATTAGTGTTATCGAATACATCGCAAGTAGCTTGCTGGATAGCAAAGTGTTCATTCTGACCTGCTGCAGGTCCTTTGATGTTAGGGTGAGATAGCTCTTGAAGCACATAGCGACTTACGGCATCGAGCTTTGCATATAAAGTATCGTGATAATCTAATATCATCTCTATAGGCATCTCATGATGAATGGATTTTATAAGTTGTTTTTTGACACGCTCTAAATCAATCATAAGACAAATTCCAGTAAAGTTTCATTTATCGGAATAATAGCTAAAAAAGTTTCTTATAGCAATAGGCTATATTATAGCTTTTATCCTAAATATATTTAATATGTTAATTTTCAATAGCTTAGGATGAATAAATATTAATTCATTATGATAAGGAAATAATTATCCCAAACACATGAGCTACTATCTATATATTTACTTATTCGGAATTTCATATTAAAAAGTTTCTAATGTAAAAACTGATGTTTGATAGAGTTGTAATAACTATGGTTGAAAGGCATTAAAAAACCCACCTTATGGTGGGTTTTAAATTATTAAATAATTTAATTTTTATTTATACATCAGTGCTTTCTTCTGTTTGTTGCTTAAAGCTTTTGGTTGTATCTATATTTCTTACTTGAGCAATAAACGCTTTATCTAGCTTTCCTCTTTTCTTTTTTGCAGTTATAGATAAATCAATTGGATGATAACTAGTCAAAGCTGTCGTCAGCCTATCTAACTTCTCTTGGCTTATCGAATTATCTGAAAACGCTGCATTAAAATCTGGGTAAGACTGATCGTCGGGGCGAAGGCGTGCCTGCATGAACTCAGTACTTTTTGAGTCGATATTGAGTACCCTAAACAACTTTCTAATCGTAATATCTTCCGACTCCACTTTTTCTGTAGATGCTATTTGTTGCATAGTATTGCCAGAAGCTTCAAACTGATTATTAAACCTAACAAAGTCAGCGCTAGCAGTAGAAGCCATAAGTTTGCGCATAGATTCTTCGGTTCGAGTAGAGGCTAGCTCAACTTTTTCGTCAAAATTCTTGGCTTTTTCAATCACAGCTATAAGCTCAACGTCTGTTTTTTTAAGTTGTTTAAAATGTACAGCCTTATTTTCATTGTTGGTAGCTGCAGTATTATTGGGAGGGGTTTCCTCTTCTACAACCGGCACTTCCTCTTCATTATTGAGAGGATTGCTTTGAGGTGCCTCTGTATTATCTGTTATATGCTGTGATTTAATGGCCATTTGGACAGCATCAATGGTATTTTTTTGAGTTTCTAACAGTTGCTTTGTTCGTTCACGCTCTATTAAGAGCTCCTTACTTATGTCAAGCTTGGTAGCCTCATGCTTTAAGTAAGAGTCAAAAAACATCCATCCAACGCCGCTACCGATAATAGCAAGCACTGTTAAAATGATAATGTATTTTTGCCTATTTTCCATACCGTTTATCAACTCGAATAGTTTGATAGCCACATCACACATTTTGGCAATCAAGTCTGTGCTGCCTGGTTGAACAATAACTCTAAGCTCTAATGCGCTGCGCTCATAATTATTAAGCATCTGCAAATTATCACTGCCATATCTTGCAATAAGGTATGCGCGATATATCGATTTCTGAAGCTCGATGACACCTTTCATTATTGAAGGTGTAATACTATTATCAAACTTCTCACCCTTCAAGTAAAGCTCGAAGTCAGGTAGGTTCTGTACATCAATTCTGTAAGAAACATCTGTGTCGGGACTGTCTAATAACCTTTGTAACGTAGAGACTACATCATCCATACCATTGATCGTAACTGTATTTTCCACCTAGTTTTATTCCTTTGTATTAATTTTTTTATAGTATTAATGCTTTGAAGCAACACATTAAAACCAAGCTCACTGAATCATTTATTTATTAAAACCTAACCCTAATCCTCATCACGACACGCTTTCAACCCCACCTCTACAGCTTCACTCAAATCTGCACCTTTCTTGATGCTATAAGGCACATTAGGTTTCATACCATCACGCTTTAGGGCTTTAGCAGCGGCCTTATTAAGCGGCGTACCGATAGATGAGTCTTTACTGTAGCCCGCAGGTTCAAAATACACTTCAATACCAAAATCAGGGTAATAGACACACGATATCTCGCCTGACGTGGTGAAAGGGTAGGGCGTCGTATGATCAACGCCCCAAAACACTTCATGTACCACAGTATTACCAGAAACGAACTTACTAGCGTAACTTCTATCTTGGGAAGGAGTACAGGCAGTCACGAACGAAAGTGCGACGGTACTAATTAGCCACCTAGGCATATTGACTCGCATGGCACGCCGTCATTATCACGGTCCAGTTTAGTATTACCACACTTAAGCGCTTGCTTGGCTTGCTCGCAGTTCACCATTTCACCACAGGTGCGCGGAAGTCCTTTGCACTGTGAACCACCAGCACCTTTAGCGAATAGCGGGTGATCAACTTCGACAGACTCTTTTAAGGCGGTATTGCTTTGAAAAGGATTATCAATCGTTTTAACTTCAGCATTGGCTGATAAGGCAAAGAAAAATAGTGAAATAGCCATGAATTTATAGTTATCCAT